TCTAGAAATTTTATAGAGTCAACTGCAAAAGAATTAGATTTAAATCCTAATTTAGTAGAACATGTAGTTGATTATTATTGGAAAGAGATAAGAAAAAGTTTAGTAGAATTAAGATCTCCTGTTATTCAGGTAAGATCAATAGGAGAATTTAGATTAAAAGTTTGGGATTTAGAAGAACAAAAAAGAAGATACCAATTACATTTAGATTCTGGTGATCCAAATAAGATGAGTTTTTCAAAACATCAAATAAGAAAAGATGTAGAAGAAAGATTAAAAAATTTAAATAAAGTAATGGAGATTACATCTGCAGATAAAAAAAGGAAAGAAGAATTAAAAAATAAAAAAACTAATGAGTCTATTATTAAAAGAGATTTGGAATCACCGGATGCAAATTCTTGAAGGAGTAAAAAACTCAATCTTTAAAAAAGATCATATAGAGTTTATAGCTTCAGAAAGAATGAAGATTTGTCAAGCTTGTTCTCTTATTGATTTAAAAGGTGATAAATGTTTAGTTTCTGGTACAGCTCCTTGTTGTGGAGCATGTGGTTGTAAACTTGCTTTTAAAACTAGATCTATGTCTTCAGAGTGTCCACATCCAGAAGGTTCTAAATGGGAATCAATGATTACAGAAGAAGAAGAAGAAAAATTATATGATGATATAAATTACGATCCAGATGTTACCAGCGAATAAACTAAATTTCATATCCTCAACTCAAAACCCAACTCAAGATGTCAGTAATATTCAAAGCGGAAAATCATAAATATGAGAGTATTGATCCACAAGAACAAATTGATTGGATTAGTGTTACTTCATTTATTAGTCTTTTTAAACCAAAGTTTGATCCAACAACTCAAGCTTTAAAATCATCTAAGAATAAAAAATCTAAATGGTTTGGATTATCTATGGAAGAAATCCAAGAAGCTTGGGAAAATGAAGGTAAAAGAGCTGTTGATTTAGGTACTTGGTATCATGATCAAAGAGAAAAAGATCTTACCGATCATATGACAATTGATAGATTAGGTGTTTCTATTCCTATTATTAAACCTCTTTATGAAGGAGATATTAAACAAGCTCCGAATCAAAAACTTACTGAGGGTATTTATCCTGAACATTTTGTTTATTTAAAATCTGCAGGTATATGTGGACAATCAGATCGTGTTGAAGTTATAAAAGATACAGTAGATATTTATGATTATAAAACAAATAAAGAAATCAAGTTACAGGGTTTTAAAAATTATCAAGGAGTGGTTAGTAAAATGTATTCTTGTTGTTCTCATCTTGATGATTGCAATTTTAATCATTATGCTTTACAGCTTAGTGTTTATATGTATATTATTCTTAAGCATAATCCTAGGTACAAACCGGGGAAAATGCAACTCCACCACATTATATTCGAAACAGAAAACTTAGATCAATATGGATATCCAATTGCAAAATTAGATTCAAACAATAATCCAATTGTAAAAGAAGTTGTACCTTACGATGTTCCTTATCTTAAAAGAGAAGTAATTGATATGATTAATTGGTTATTTGAAAATAGAGATAAAATTAAAAATGAAAAAGAAAAAGATAAAAACTAGGATTCATTTTTTTCCAGGTATATGCTTTGGAATAAATTTTCCTTTAGATTATTATACTGATATGTCTATTAGTTTTTTGTGTATTAATATTAGTTTAAAATGGCGTAAAAGATGATAAGATTATTTGATGTACACGATGGAAAACTAGTACCTACAGAACACTGTTATGCTTTAAGTTTTTTAAAAAATATTATGGATGAGTATCCAACAGATTATATAACTATCTATAAGTATATATTTTATATGACTTGTCCTGATCCTAATCTTAATCCTTTTTTTAATGTTCCAGAAGAAGATAAAGAAAGTTTAATATTAGATGAAATTGAAGCTAATTTTTCAACAGAAGATGAATTAATTATAAGAGCAAAAGATCGTTGTAATAAACTTTTTGAAACACCAACAGTAAGATCATATCGAGGTATGGCTACTATGATGGATAGATTAGCTAGATATATGGAAACAACTCCTATCAGTCATGGTCGAGATGGTAACATTAATTCACTAGTGGCTGCTGCTAAAAACTTTGAAGGAATAAGATCTTCCTTTAAAGGAGTTTATAAAGATTTACAAGAAGAACAAAAAAATCATGTTCGTGGAGGCGCTGGTTTAGCTTATGATCAATAAAAATTTCATAGAAGTTCCTACTTGGGAAAATGGTAATTGGATAGGTGATACTATCTTTCAAACTAGAGATGATTTTAGAATCTTTATTCATTCTTGTTTTAAATTACCAGGTAAATATGAATTTGATGAAACATCTCAATTATTTAATGAACAAGCAAAAATTTTTAATACTCAAGGTTATTATTGTGCAGCTCCTGTTCGAAGTAAAGATTTTGTAGATTATTGGGATTTTGAAAAACTTAAATGTCGCAAAGGAGTTATCTTTAAAAATAATAACAAGGTTTGGTATATTCCAAGAGACTATTATATGTTTCTTAATTTTCTTAGAATAAATGATAAAGAAAAAAAGAAATTTGATTTTCCTGGGATTCGCGATGCGCAATATCATATGGCTCTTTATGAGTTATTAGCAGAACTCAATTATAAACATTGTGCTATTTTAAAGAAAAGACAAATAGCTTCATCATATTTTCATTGTGCTAAACTTATTAATTTAATTTGGTTTGAAGAAACACCTATTCTTAAAATGGGTGCCGCTTTAAAAGATCAAGTTAATGATAAAGGATCTTGGAAGTTTCTTAATGAATATCTTTCATTTCTTAATGAGCACACAGCTTGGTATCGTCCAATGAATCCTTGGAAAACAGGGATGTGGCAACAACAAATTGAAGAAACAAATAGTTCGGGTAGAAAATATATGAAAGGTCTTAAGGGAGTTCTTTCTATGTTAACTTTTGAAAAAGATGCTACAGCTGGTGTAGGTGGACCATGTACTTTGTTTTTTCATGAAGAAGCTGGTATTGCACCTAAGATGGATAAAACATATGAGTATCTTAGACCTGCTTTACAATCTGGTCATATAACTACTGGATTATTTATTGCAGCTGGATCTGTTGGTGATCTTGGTCAATGTCGACCTTTAAAAGAAATGATGTTAAGACCAGTGCCAAATGATATTTATGCTGTAGAAACCAATCTTTTAGATGAAAAAGGAACAATAGGATTAAGTGGATTATTTATTCCTGAACAATGGTCAATGCCTCCATATATAGATGATTATGGTAATTCTCTTGTTGAAGAAAGTTTAAAAGCAATAGAAGTTCTTAGAGAAAGATGGAAAAGAGAACTTTCTCCTGAACAATATCAATTAAGAATATCTCAAAATCCAACTAATATTGCTGAAGCTTTTGCTTCAAGAAGTATATCAATTTTTCCTTTAGATTATGTTGCAACACAAAAACGTAGAATTCTAGATAAAGAATATGCTTATGAGTTTATGGAACTTAATAGAGCCCCGGATGGAAAAATTGAAGCTAAAATAACAAGTAAACTTCCTATTTCAGAATTTCCTATTACAAAAAATACTGAAGATAAAACAGGAACTATTGTTGTTTGGGAAAAACCAGATGTTGGAGCTTCATGGGGAACTTACTTTGCTTCAATTGACCCTGTTGGTGAAGGTAAAACAACTACCTCAGAATCACTTTGTTCCATTTATATTTATAAAAATCCTGTAGAAGTAACTAGAGTTTTTAATGAAAAAACAGAAACTTTTATAGAACAAGATAAAATTGTTGCTAGTTGGTGTGGTCGATTTGATGATATTAATAAAACCCATGAAAGATTAGAATTACTTATTGAGTGGTACAATGCTTGGACATTAGTTGAAAATAACATAAGTCATTTTATTAGACATATGATTTCTAAAAAATTACAAAAGTATCTTGTACCTAAAAATCAAATTCTTTTTCTTAAAGATCTAGGTGCTAATGCTAATGTGTTTCAAGAATATGGTTGGAAAAATACTGGTACATTATTTAAAAGTCATATGCTTAGTTATCTAATTGAATTTTTAAAAGAAGAAATAGATATTGAAACTAAAGAAGATGGTACTATAGTAAAAAGAGTTTATGGTATTGAAAGAATACCAGATGTTATGGCTATGGTTGAAATGGAAGCATATGAAGATGGTGTCAATGTTGATAGATTAGTATCTTTGGCAGCGCTTGTTGCTTTTGCTAAAGTACAACAAGCTAATAGAGGTTATAAAAAACGTGTGGAATATAAGGATACTAAGCACTTGCAAAAGTCAGATAATTTGTTTAAATTAAGCAATAGTCCCTTTAGGCATATTGGAAACAATAGCAAAAGTAGTTCTATAAGACCACCAAAAAACATGTTTAAAAATATAAAGTAACATGAAGATTTTAAATGCGATGCAATTAAAAAGTGGAGCCAAAACGGAGTATAACCGTATGGGTTCCATTACACAACCTATTCAATTTTTACCTAGAAAAGAAAAAGATGAAGAGTGGATAGCTTGGAATATGGATTGGTTAGAATGGGAAGGGCTTAAGCAAATTAGACGCAATGCTCAGCGATTAATGAAAAACTATAAACTTGCTAAAGGTATTATTGATAAAAATGATTATATAGTTGAGCAAGATAATGAGATGAAAGATCTTGTTGAAGTTCTTGTAAAACAAGATGATACTGCTTTAGAACTTAAATTTTATCCCATTATTCCAAATGTGATAAATGTTTTAACTAGTGAATTTGCTAAAAGAAATAACAAAATTACTTTTAGATCTGTTGATGAGAACTCTTACAATGAGATGTTGCAATTAAAGATGAATGCTATTGAATCAGTTTTAATGCAAGATGCTCAACAAAAGCTTATAGCTAATATGATATCTCAGGGTGCAGATCCTAATGATCCTGAATTACAAGAGCAAATGCAACAACAATTAGCTCCTGAAAATTTAAAAACAT